CACTAAATTTGAAGCAAAGGTAATTGTAGAACCACTAACTGTAAATGCGTCTGTAGGTTTTTGGATAACTCCATTCAAACTAACTAGCATATGGTTAGCACTTTCTGGAGATACATTAACTCCACCTACTTGCATAGTGTATGCTGCTTGACCATTTACAACACTTATTGCATCACAAACTTGGAAGTTTCCTACTGTTGGTGTTTTACCTATATATGCCATTTATTAATTCTTTGGGTTATCTGTTTTAATTTTTGCAATTCTTGTTTTCCAACTGTCAATTCCATCATCATAGATTTCTTCTAGTTGAGATTCCCAAGAACCATAAGCTGCTTTTCTTGTAGAAATTACTACATTGTTAGCTTCTTCAGTTGTTGCTGCTGTATCATATGATGCTAGTTGTGTATCAGTAGGTTTAGCAATATCATAATCCCAAGTTTTAATATAAGGAGAACTAACTCCGTCAACCATATCATCTTGTAAAGATACTTTTGTTCTATCCCAAGTTTTTGAGTTTGCTTCTAAATAAAGTTTTGTTTTTGTACTTAGTTGTGCCATGTTATTATCCTAATTGTTATGTTGTTATTCTAATTGCCTATATAAAATGCACTAAATTCACTTACTGCAATGGTTCGGTTACTGCCACTTTCTTGTTCACAAAATGCTTCAAAATAATCGCCACTTCCGTTTGCTGTCAATATACCATTATAACAAACATTATTATAATTTCTTTGTACTCCAGAAAAACCACCACCAGAACCACCATTTTTTTTAACGTTTGCTGTCCAATAATCTATATCGTCAGTATCTGGTGAGAATAGATTTAATGTAAAGAAATATTTCCCAGCTTTATTTGGAGTAAATCTATTATTTGACCCTAAATCAAAACAGTTATCTGTATCAAAACTTTCTGAAGAAATTGTCATTTTAGTATTACTGTTATGAGAGATTGTTTGATTACTACCACTTACGAAAAACATTGGTTTATTATCTTCTCCAGCACCAGTTACTGTTCCAGTAAATGCAAAGTTATCTGCTAGGTTTACTGATTCTGATTGTATTTTTGTTATTGCCATAATTTATTTTCCTATGTTATTAATTTGTGTCCAGAAAAAGTAAATCTTCCATGTGATGCTGTACTTCTGTGACTTCCAAAATTGTGTAATATATAAACTTTTACACTATCTCCGACTGCTAAATCCATTGTACCAGATACACATTGAATTTGATTTGATGAGCCATCAGCACCTTGATGATAATACTCTATTGCTATTGCCCAGCCAGAGGTTGTAGTTATATTTGTTTGATTATTTTTAGATAGCCAAAGATTAACATATTCAATATCAACACCAGTAGCCATACCACCATTAACTGAGAAAAAATATTTACCTGCTTTACCAGATGGAACAGTAAATACTCCATTTGAAACTGCATTATCACTATCAAAAATTTCAGTATCAAAAGGAATTACTGTGTTTGTACCAGAATTTATAGATTGAGAACTACTTAATAAAACTTGAAAAGCTGGAGTGTTATCTCCACCAGCGACAGCAAAAGTATTATCACCTCTTAGAAATGTAGTTGCGTCTTTTGTACCAGTAGCAGTTAGTTGAGATAAACCAACAGATGCGTTTGGTGGATTAACAGTTTGTAATGCTTGACCAAGATACACACAGTACATATCGTCAGATGATGCAGTAGCACTTGTTAAAGTTAAAGTAGTTCCACTTGCTGCATATCCAGCAGTAGGCTCTTGTCTTACAAAGTTTATAAATAAAGCAATGTCATTAGCATTATTAACAGCATGATCTAATGTGTAGCCAGTAGTTGCACTTGTAGAAAAGTCTTGTTTTAATAATGATGTGAAAGCATTTGATGGAGGTGTTCCAATATAAGCCATTAATTAATCCTATGATATTTCCATTATTGATAGTGTTCCAGAAACTTTGTCAGCTACTGAACAATCTATTTGAATTTTGTCGCCAGTTTCTAATACAACTTTTCCACCAGATAAAAGCTCTAAAGAACTTCCAGATGGAATTGTTACATCTTTAACTAACATTGATGTTCCGTTAGCAACATTGTTAGCACCACCTCTATTTGATGTTGTACTAACTAATTCTACTTCAGCAGTAACTGCTGTTGTATGAATGTTTGCAAGTACCAATCCTAATACAACTGTTGTCTTACTAGATGCTACTGTATACATAACATAAGGAGTCCCAGCACTAGCTGGTTCTGCTGCAAATGTTACTGTCTTAAATGTGTTTGCCATTTCTTATTTTCTCCTTAATTATTAATTTAACCTAAAGCTATTGCTAAAGCTGTTGGATCGTCTGTTGAAAATCCTTGTGCTGACATTAGGGTTACTACTCTTGATAAAGCTGCTTTCTTATTTGTTCCACCAGCTCCATCATCTACTATTATTAAATCAGATGTCGTTAAGTCTGCTCCAATATCTGAGCCACCATCAATATTTAATGCTGTTAAAGAAACTTTATTAGCTGTTCCAATAGTTCCTAATTTTGAGTCTGCAATACTATTGATTGCAAGAGTAATATTTCCTGATGAAGTAATAGGTGTATTACCAACTGTAAATTCTCCAGCACCACTATCAGCTATTCCAATTTGTGTAACAGTTCCAGAATTACTTGGTGTTACAACTGTGTAGGTAATTGAAGTTGAGCCAACTGATCCTGTGTTATCAGTAGTACATAAAAATATTTTATTATCGTTTGTAGATCCTTGATTAACAACAATCATACCACCAGATAATTCTGCAATAGTATCATGCTCTGGATCTCTTGATGCTGCACCACTTGATACTGCTAAGTATAATCCATTCTCACTAGCTGTACTTTGATCTTTAACTAAAACTCTATCTCCAGCAACTAAGGTTACACCATCTATAGTATCACCAGCTTCTAAAGCATTTGTTAAATTTACATTTGCAGTTGTTGCACACTCTGCAATAACTCTAGTTCTTAATCCAGCAACAGCTTGGTCAACATAAGATTTTGTAGATGCGTCTGAGTTAGCAGATGGCTCACCTAATCCTGTAACTGATCCACCTGATATTGAAACATTGTTAGCAGCTTGTGTAGCAATAGAACCTAGTCCTAAAGAAGTTCTAGCAGTAGCACCAGTTTCTGTTACAAAATTTGATCCATCACCAACAATAAAATTACTATCAGTTGGTGTTAGTCCAGCAATATCAGTTAATTGTGCATCACTAGCTTGTTTTGCATCTAGCTGAGTTTGAATTGCAGATGATACTCCATCTAAATAACCAAGTTCAGTTGTTGTTACATCACTAACTTCTACTTTACCAGATCCATTAGATTGTAATGCTCTTGAAGCTGTAAGATTAGATGATGCTATTGTTGTTGCACCACCAGTTAATGTTGCTTGTTTTGAATCTATTTGTGTTTGTACTGCACTTGTAACTCCATCTAAATATCCTAGCTCAGTTGATGTTACATCTGATACTGCAATTTTTTGTGAGCCATTTGAAATTACTGCTCTGTCAGCAGTTAAACTTTCCGTATCAATTGTTGAAGCTGATCCAGTAATAGTTGCATTTTTTGCATCTAGTTGAGTTTGAATAGCACTTGATACACCATTTAAATATTGAAATTCTGTATTTGAAATTGATCCATCTGCTAATTTAGTTGCAGAAATTCCTGTAGGTATAGAGTCATTAGTTTTAGATAATGCTGCTACATAAACATTTGTAATGGCTTCACTAGATAATGAACCACTATCCCAAGTAACATTGACTGTTGTGTTTGTAGAAAATGATGAGCTTGAGATTGTTCCAAAAATTGTGCCAGGTGTTGATGCTGTTAGTTTAATTCTTCTTCCAGCATGATAAACAGAAGTTACATTTGCACCATTGATTGTAAATGAACTTGAAGATGCGTAAGCAGCAGTAAATGCACCACTACCATCACCATACTCAATCCATTGTGCATCATTGTACCAATCTCTAGTATTCTTCATCAATGCTCTAATAGCATTATTTAGATTACTAGGTAGCATACCCTCATTTACATCAATAGAGTTTAATGAAGTGTTACTTGATTGAGTTGTTGAATAGTCTTTAATGTTTGTTGTCATGTTGCTCCTAATTCATAAACCAACTAAAAGCCTTATCGCTTTCAGTATTGTTTTTGTTAATTAATGTATTTACAGCTTCTTCTACTTGTCTTTGAAAAAACTCCTGTGTTTCAATTGAATATCTAATGTTATCAATGTCTATTTTATCACTCATTATCTATCTCCACCTTGACTAGCTTTTAAATCTATTCCTTGTGCATGAGTCCAAATACTTTCTGCTGGTATTTTTACATTAGCTCTAAAATATCTACCACTTTGTCTTACTGGACTTATGCCTGTTGTATTAGTTGTGCTTGATGCAGAAGTTATAACTGCGTCAGATAATTTATCTCTAGTTTTAACTGTTACATTTGCAACTGCATCTACAATTGGTCTGATACCAGTTACATTAGCTCTAAGACCTGGAAATAATTCTTGTTCCCTAGTTTCAAGTTCAGCTTCTAAATTTTTTCCTGAGAATATTGCTGCTTTAAAATTTTCATCAACTGCACCTAATCTTAAATGTCCAGTTGTCCAATAAGGAGTATCTAATGAAATATTAATATCATCTAAGTTCTCAGAAATAATATCCATTAATTCAACTGTGTTAATGGTTACAAATTGTTCAAAAATTTGTGATGCTTTTACATTAGCTGTACTCCACTTTTGAGTTACATAATTATAAATTAAAAGTTTATCGCAAATACCAGTTGTGTTTGGATTGTCTTTACTTGGATATAACCATATCGCTAAAGTATTAAAAGGATCTACTGCTGCTGTTATTCTATCTGTAAATGCTTTATTTAAATCATTTTCAAAAAATCTATTTATTTTTTCTGCACCAATCGGTAATATTTGATCTCCATTAATTTGAAAAAAACCATCATCAGCATAAAAGAAAACTTGTCTATTATCTTGGCAAACTGTTTGTCCATAAACAGCTCCTCTGTTTGGAGATATAACTGAGAATCGGAATATTACATTCCCACCCACAAAATCCATTCTAGTTATTTGATTTTGTCTAAAAACATAACCAACCTCACCAGAAGTTATTGCAACTATCTGACCACCAGAGCCTGGTAGTTCTTGAGTATCTGATGATTTAACACCAGCTTCCCAAACTGAAATATCATTTAATCCTGACCATGCAACCTTGTTTTTTGCATTTTCAATATTACCAGTTACTAAAAAATCTCTTATGACACCACTTACTCTAAACTTAGCTGGTACAGTTCCACTTCCTTGTGAATTTGCTAAAGATTGTAGTGTTGCAAAGTTAGTTGATGTACCCATTAAATAATACATAGGAGGATTAACTCCATTACTTGCTATTACAAATTGTCCAAATTGAGTAAAGGTAAAAAAATCTGTATCTCCACCTGATATTGTTAAACTTCCTTTTACACTAGCAAAATTACCAGATGTTAATTTATAAATATTGTCTTTAGTTCCTACAAAAGTAAATACTGTATTTGTGTTATCTCTAAAACTACCTGCACCTTTTGCATTTTGGGTAACAGTTGATGCACCACTATAAGGTACTAAACCTTTAACTGGTTTATAACTTGATTGTGCATGATAAACATTAGTCGCCACAGTTGCACCTGGATTTAAATTATCTGGTTGGTCTGGCAACCATTCGCCAAAAGGTAATTGCATATATTCCTATTATAAAGTTGAAATAAATGGAGAAGCTACTGTATTCTCACCTCTAATTTGTAAAGGTGATCCACTTACTTGATCTTCTCTGTCATTTAATTCTAATCGTTCCATAGCTGTTGCAAACATTTGTTGCCAAGTTTGAACTTGCTGAGGATTAATACCACCTAAAAAATTAGCAGCATGAAATAAAGCACCATATAAATAAATTGCTGGGTGGGTTTGTAAAATGTAATTTGTTGTAGTTGTATCTGATAGTGCATCAAATGATTTATAATAATTTATAAAAGCTGTGTAAGATGCGTCTGGTTTTGGAGAAAATCTAAAAGTATCTCCTAAAATTGTAAATGAGTTTGGCAAACCAGTTGTGGAAGTTCCAACTGTGCTATCCATTTGTGATGGTGTTGTGTAAGTTAAAGGGACTTTTGTATTACCATTTAAAATATAAATATCTCTTACTTGTAAAAAACCAGTTGGCAAAGCCTCTGTTTCACTATCAATAGTAAAACTTGTTTGAGCTATCATTTTTCTAACTCTTAACTTTGAATTAAAATCA